CCCCGTCGACAGGCCGACACCGGTCTCGCAGTCCAGTTGCAGTTCATGCTGCGCCGTGCGCCGCAGGTTGTTCTGCCCCGGCGCGAGCGCCCGCCAAGACCGCAGCCAGCGCTGCGGGGCCGTGTCGTCGGCGTACGTCTCCATGTCGAACGAATAGACGTTGCGGTAGCTGACCTGACAGTTGCTGCGGTGGCGCGAGAACGCGCCCTGCGAGAAATAGGCGCGCTCATGCCACGACTGGGTCGCGACGTCGTAGACCCATGTGGCGTTGGCGGTGGGGAACGTCAGCACGTAGAACGAATGGCCGTCCTGCTGGTACGTGTAGGCGATGGCGTCCGAGATGGTCTCGTACTGCTGGATCTGCCACTCCACCGCGTGGGTCGAGATCCGCCNNCTTCGGCCGCGTAGACGATGCCCTGCCCCCGGGCGTCAGCCCCGAGCCAGACGACGCGGTTGTCCACCTTGGTGACCGAATACGGGGCCGCGCAGCCCAACTCGTTGAACGCGCCTTGGATGCGGCGCAGCGGGAAGTCCGACGTGCCTTCGTTGTACCAGACCTCTGTCGAGTTGGTGCCGAACAGCCAGACCTCGCGATGGTCGACAATCAGCGCGACCAGCCCGTCGGGTGAGCCTTCAGCGCTTGCGAAGTCGAGCGCGTCGATGCTGGTGCCATCCCCCAAAGCGGTGACCCAGACGCGCTGCGAGTTGGGCTCGTTGAAGACGAAGTACTGGTCGAGGAAAGCGACGGTGGTGGCGCCGGGGAAGTCACCGTCCAGGATCTGCGTGAAATCGTCCGTGACGGTGTTGTAGATGTAGCTCGGCCCACCGCAGGCCACGAAGATCTGCGAACCGTTGTCGGCGATGCTGACCGGCCCGACGCCCGATACGAAGCCCTTGAGGAGCGCGTTGTAGGTCGGGTCCAGTTGGAAGAACGAATTGCCAGAGACCACGTACAAGTAGCCACCCAACTGCCACAAGCCCCTGATCGGGCCTGCGCCAACGGTCGTCTGCAGCTTGAGCCCTGGCGCGCGGGAGAGGAACGCCGCTTCCTTGCCCGCTTCCGGCACGATCTCGGGGTAGAGGTTCACCATGCGGTTGTCCGCAGCGTTGACGCTGCGAGAAACATACGAGCTCCCCAACACAGGAGTCTTCATGGCTTAGAAGTTACCACTGTACACGTTGAACCGCTGGCGCGTCCCGATCAGCGAGTACGGCAGCGCCATGATGTCGCCCGGATTGTTGATCCGCTTGATGTTGCGCTTGGCGGCGACGGCGATGCGCTGCACCGTAGGCGGCGGCTCGATGCCGAACTCGGCTGCGATCTCGCAGGCGAGGTTGTACTTGAAGGCGCGCAGGTAGCCCGGGGGCAGCGCGAAATTGGTCGCGAGCGTCGCAGGCTGCGATAGCTCGGACACCGACACCAGATGCATCTCGATCGGCTTGGTCGGCACCGGGTACACGTACATCTCAATGTCCGGGTAGGTCATGTTGATCCACATGACCTGGGGGTACGTTGAGGTTACCGTCTTGAAGGCGATGCCGTTGTACTGCTGCTGATTGATGAACTTGATGCCGTAGGAGATGCCCGTCGAGGCGTCGCGGAAGTAGGTCGAATCGTCAAGACGAATCGGGCGGTTCCCCACGAAATCGCCTGTCGGCCCGAGCGTGCGCGACAGCGTGGACGACGGCCAAGTGAACACCTGATCCTCAGTAGCGAACACCGAAAGCCGCTCGGTGTTCCAACTGTCGATCATCTGGTTCATCGCCGCCAGAGCGTCGTTGGACGTCTCGGACGACGGCGTTTCACCTTCGGCTAGCTGACCGATCAGGCGCAGCGCTGCGTTAATCTGGTCGAGGGCTGTCGTGGGCATCTGGTTCCTTTCGACGCCTGCGCGGCGTCAGCGCGTTTTCCTGCGCGTCAGGCTGCCCTGGAGTATACCGCTGCCACCCGTGCTGCTCATCATGTTCCGCCTCAAGCTCCATCGTGGCGATCTTGAGCCCGTGACGCTCGTGCTTCATGTAGATGATGGACATAGGTCGCCTCCGGGGCGTCGTCGCAAGAACATGTGGAAGTTACCTGGGTAGGACTTGTCGGCCGAATGGTGCGTGATGTCCAAGTCGGGGAGCAACCAGATGGCGCCGCCGCAGTCGTTCCAGTTGCGGCTGAAGGCGTAGTCCTCACCGTACCAGACGCCCTTGTGGGCGCCGTGATTGAAGAGGTCGACGAACGGGCGGTAGGCCGGCCCGTAGATCAGGTGCGGGTACGCCTTCATGAACTTGTCGACCGCTGACGCGGAGACGCGCAGGAACCCCGCCGGCACCCATTCGGCGTGGATGGCGCCGTCGGACTCGCGAACGACCGGGTGGCCTCGCGCGTCCGTGAAGAGGCAGCCCATGTATTCCTCTTCGTCCTTCTTGAAACGGTACGTTCCGGAAACCACGTCCCCTTCGGCCTGCAGAAGCTGCACAAGCGCATCCGGCGGGAACGAGACGTCGTGGTCCAGGAACACGATATGGTCCGGGCGCGTGTCCAGCGCCTTGCGCAACATCGCGTTGCGAGCCTGACTGATATAGGGGTTGCCGACCTCAGTAACCATCTGGTGCTCGATGCCCGCCGCGTCCAGCGCCGGCACCGCGTCCTCGATGGCCTGCAGCAACTGCTGATAAGGCCGAGTCAGCGTCGGCACGCACAGTACGACTTTCATCGTTGGGCGAACGCGATCAGGTTGTGGCGCGAGATGACGACGTTCTTTACTGTGAACTCGGCGCGGGTGAGGAACTGCTCCAGCGTCTTGCGAACGAAGCCGAACCGGTGCGCCATGAACGGGTTGTCTGCGACCATTGACGCCTTGCCGTAGTACATGTCCAGCCCGGTGATCGGGCCGGCCGGCGAGTCGTAGATCACATCGTCGGTGGGCAGGATTCCGTCGAGATCCGGCACGGTCACGATCAAGTACCCGCCCGGTGCCAGCACCCGCCTGAACTCCTGCAGCGCGCGATCGATCTCGTGCGGCGCCAGATGCTCAAGCGCGTGGCAGCAGTACGCAACGTCGAATGGTCCCGCATCACCCATATCGGTGAGCGGGGCCACGATGTCGGGAGACACGGTCGGATCGATGTCCAGCCGTGTCTCCTGACCGGGTAGCCAGTCAGGCAGCGGCTCGTGACCGCAGCCTGCGTGGAGTACCCGCAACGTCACTTGGCCTTGAGCAGGCCAAGCAGGGCGAGCGTGTTCATCACATCGATGACCGCTGCCTTGAGCGCCGTGGTGACGTCAGCCGAGGACGCCGTGCTCACGTCGGACGTTGCGATCGCCGCAGTGCGCTGGACGATCGGCGTGGTGCCGTAGAACCCGATCGGCTTGGTCGCCGCACGGCCGACAACCAGACCTTCGTCCAGATTGCCGTCGCCGACCTGATACCCATCACCAACTTTCGGAAGTGCCATATTGCTTCTCCTTCGCGGCGCTTACGCGCCGCCTTTCCACAGACCAACGGCCTGAAGGGTGTTCATGATCTCGATCACCGCCGCCTTGAGGCCGGTGGTGACGTCCGCTGACGACGCCGTTCCGACGAGGGACGTGGCTTGCGCCGCGCCCGACCGTTGGGTGACCGGGGTCGTGCCGTAGAAACCGACTTTGCCGCCGAGGGCTGCCGACTTGCCGATGACGGCGTCGTCGAGATCCTGGTCCTCGTAGGCTACGCCGATAGGCTTGGTGTAGCTCATGTCATCACCCCCAGATGCGGCAGGCCATCTGCGGGCGGATCACACCGTAGCCGTACAGCACGTCGATCCGGCAGGGCATCCGGTCGTTGTTGATGTCGTACTGGCGCACGATCCGCATCGAGATGCCGTTGTGGACCTGACGGCTCGCCATGTCGACGCCCTGCGGGAGCAGGAGGTCGGCGGTCGCGAACGTGATGGCGTCGCGATGGTAGACGAGGTTCTGCGGATAGCCGGTCGAGGCAGCGCCCAGGAAGGTCACGACGTCGCTGGCCGTCGGCAGACGGTTGACGGTCGCGAGGGCTTGCGTCGACAGGTAGGCCGCCGGCAGGAACTCGACGTCCACGAACTCGGTCGCGGCCGAGGTGACGGTGTTCTGCACCACGAACTGCTGGAGCGCACCGGTCGACTCGCGGGTCTGCGGGTTGACCGCGAACACGCCAGCGATGGTGAACACGTCACCGGGCACCAGGGTCAGGGCGTCGGTGCAGTTGTCGAACGTGACCTTGGTCGCGCCGTTGGTCAGCGTGGTCTTGACGATCGGGGTGTCGGTACGCGCCGCAGACCCGGTCGTGTGGACCTTGATCGACTGCGACATGTTGATTTCTTCGTACCCGAGAACGCCCTCACCCATCATGCCGTTCTTGAACTGACGGGAGATGGTGCTGGTCGGGTTGAAAAGACCCTTCATGCCCTCGACGAGCCCCGCGTTGGCGGCGGGGTTGACGGTGGCGNNGCTGGGCCTGGAGCAGCACCAGCGAAGTGCCCGGGGTCGTGCCGGGGGTGCCGACAGAGGCACTGATCGACTTGTACGCGTTCGCGACGTCCGCGTCGATGCTGGCGGCAAGCTGCGAGATACGCGGCTTGAGCACCCGATCGGCGAAGTCGGTCGTGAAGTTCACGCCGATGTGCTTCTGCGAAGCGACGGTGAGCGAGGTGTTCTGCTCGTTGTCGTCCTGCACCTGCAGCGCGGCCCCATCGGTGACCAGCGCGCGGTCCGGCAGGCGGATACGCAGCGTGGAGCCGATCTTGGCGCCTTCGACGGCGAACGAGTCGTCGTACTGGCGGTTGACGTTGCGGGTGATGACGAGGTTGTTCTCAAGGATCTCCAGGGCTTTCCTGGTGATCATGTCAATCGTAAGAATCGAATTACTCACAGTGCAATCCTGTAAAATTTAGGTTAGACTACAGATTCCTTAGCCAACCCCAAGGGGACGAGCATGATCAGCGCCACCGTAGACGGAATCGAGTACCGATTCTTCGACCACTTGTACGCAGTCTCGCGCTGCGGAAAAGCCCTCAGAAAGTTTTACC